TAAGGAGTTGGAGAAGAAAATATCAGACAATACATCAGAAGCAATGCCAATTAAAAATATGGTTGGAATAGTTATAGACGTAGATATGGGTGTCTTTGCATACACAGAAGTTACAGCTAGACTTACAAGTTTAGAAACATCAAGAGAATTGTTTCAAGCTGATCTTTTAAAGAAAAGCCATCAGAAGCCAGTTGATCAGGAGCAGTTTATGTTAATAGAGTCTTTATTTGAAGATGTGGAAAAATTAATTAAGAATCAAGAACAGAATATGACCAACAAAGTTAATATAGAATTTTTAAAACAACAGTTAGAAAAGACACTGGCTGATGTAGAAAATCTTAAAGATAAAGTTAGAAAGAATGGTAACGGGCATTAATGAGTAGATTGAATAGAAAATTAATAGAATATTTAAAGTGGTATTCTAAAAAGGTTAAGCAACTAAACTTTACTAAATTCTTAAAACAAGAAGTAGAGATAGGTGCTAATGGAACACAAAGATACAAAATTAAAGAGGGTAAAAATAAAGGGAAAGTATTATGATCGAAACAGTTGTAGCATTATTAATGTTTGTTAATGGTGAGATTAAAGAGCATAGAATACAAGAGTCTATGTCTGTTTGTTTAAAGCATAAACGAGAAGCCACAAGACAAGTAAAAGATAATATAGATTATAAATGTATTAAATCTAAAGTAGAACTTGAAACAAATATTGATGGCTCTAAATCAATAAAGAAAATAATATTAGATTAAAGTAATTATGGGTAGTTTAAATGATAGATCGGATTTTAAAAGCATTAGAGATTACATTTTCAAGATTATCTATGTGGATATGGAACAAAAGGGTAACACGTAAGTATTACAAAAGGAAATGAATGGTTTATGCACTAGTAATGAAAATTTGTTCTGCGGTTGCATTAGCTTGTTCAAACCCAATAGAAATTAATAGTTTCAATAATCATTACGATTGTGCTATCAACGGCTATGAAGTCAGTAGAGAAATGTTACAAGATATAGGAAGAATAAACGTAGAAAAAGACAAAATAGTTATAAATTTTGGTTGTTATGAAAATTACGCTAACAAAACCCCAGCACACAGTAAGTAATAGTAAAAGAAGATTTAGAGTTTTAGTATCAGGCCGTAGGTTTGGAAAAACCTTTTTATGTATTACTGAAATGATGAAATACGCAACAAAAGTTAAACAAAACATTTGGTATGTAGCACCAACTTTTAAGATGGCTAGAGAAATAGTATGGAGTAAGTTAAAACAAATGCTTTTAGACTTTAAATGGGTTGATGTAATTAATGAAAGTAATTTAAGTATTAGAATAAAAAAGACAGGAAGTATAATATCATTAAAAGGTTGTGAAAATTATGATAGCTTACGGGGTGTAGGAATAGACTTTTTAATTCTTGATGAGTTTGCAGACATTGAAGAAAAAGCGTGGACGGAAGTATTAAGGGCTTCTATTGCTGATACTGAGGGCGATGTTTTAATGTGCGGTTCGCCAAAGGGATATGGTAATTGGTCATACAGAATGTATCTTAAAGGAAAGCAAGAAAAAGAGTGGGATAGTTTTCAGTATACTACTTTACAAGGCGGTATGGTTTCTAAAGAAGAAATTGAACAAGCTAAACAAGATATTGATATAAGAACTTTCAGACAAGAGTTCGAGGGTACGTTTGAAAATTATGCTGGTAGTGTTTACTATAACTTTCACGCAGTAGAAAATGTTAAAGAAAAGAAAATAGATTTTTCAAAACCTTTACATATTGGTTTAGACTTTAACGTGGATCCGATGTCAGCTAGTGTAGCACAGATAGATAAAAACATAATACACTTTGTTGATGAAATAGTTATTTATTCTTCTAATACAGATGAAATGGTTGATGAAATAAAAGATAGATATGGATCGAAAGTAAAAATAATAGTTTATCCTGATCCAGCTTGTAGACAACGTAAAACTTCTGCGGGTGGTCGTACTGATTTATCTATATTACAAAACGCTGGTTTTAGTGTGAAATGTAAACTTAAACATAGTCCTGTAAGAGATCGTATCAACGCAGTTAACTCTAGTTTGAAGTCAGCAGATGGTAAAAGATATATCTATGTAGATCCTAGTTGCAAAATCATTACAAAAGGTTTACAAAGACAGATATACAAGGAAAACACAAATATTCCTGATAAGGAACAAGGATTTGACCATATGAACGACAGCATAGGATATTTAACAGAAATCGTGAAACCACTAATAAGAACAAACACAACTTTCAAACCTCAAAGATGGGGTATAAAATTAAATAGAAGATATGGCATATAACAGACAAGACATTCTAGACACACACAAAGACTATTCAAGCAACGTAAGTAATTGGGAATATTATATTAGATCATTCAATGGTGGTTATGATTATATGATTGGCCAATACTTAAACAGATATAATTTAGAATTAGATAATGAGTTTAATCAAAGACTAGCTAACACACCTTGCGATAATCATTGTAAAAATATAGTTCAAATATATTCTTCTTTTTTATTTAGAACTAAAGCAAGTAGAGATTTTGGTAATATGGCAGAAGATCCTACTTTAGAACGATTCTTAAAAGACTCTGACTTAGAGGGAAACAATTTCAATACAGTTATGAAATCAGCACAAAACTATGCTTCAATATACGGGCATTGTTTTTTAGTTTTAGATAAACCAAAAATACAAACAAATACAAGAGCAGAAGAACTAGACCAAGACATAAGACCTTACCTTTCAATCGTTACACCCGAAAATGTTTTAGATTGGAATTTTAAAAGACAACCAAATGGTAAATATGTATTAGACTACTTAAAGATAAGAGAAGAAGTCGATAAAAATGGCGGAACATATATTAGAGTTTGGTATCAAGATACAGTTGATACTTTATATGTTGAAGATCAAAAAACTGAGCCAACATTAATAGATACTGCCGATAATCAGATTGGCAAAATACCAGCAGTTATTTTATACAATGCTAAGTCGCATAAAAGGGGCATTGGTCAGTCTGATCTTGTAGATATAAGTGATTTACAAAGAGCAATCTACAATGAATATTCTGAGATCGAACAATTAATTAGATTAACTAATCACCCGTCATTAGTAAAAACAAATGGAGTAAATGCTTCTGCTGGTGCTGGTGCTATTATAGAAATGCCTGATGAGATGGAGCCGAACTTAAAACCATATTTATTACAACCTAGCGGACAGAACTTAAATGCTATTATGGATTCAATAGCAAGAAAAGTAGAATCAATTAATAGAATTGCACATACAGGAGCAGTAAGAAATACTAAAACACAAATAAGTTCTGGAATAGCTTTACAAACAGAATTTGAATTACTTAATGCAAGATTATCAGAAAAAGCAGATAACTTAGAATTAGCAGAAGAACAAATATTTAAGATATACGCAGATTATCAAAACACAAAATTTGATGGTGAAATAAATTATCCTGATACATTTAACATTAGAGATTACGCAACTGATTTATTATTCTACCAACAAGCAAAAGCAATTAATGTACCATCACCAAGTTTAATAAAAGAAATTGATAAAGAGATTGCTAGAGCAGTAGTTGATGACGATGCTAAATTATCTGAAATATTTGATGAGATTGACGCTAATAGTGAAGTAGGTGAATTTACACAAGACGAAGCTACACAAGAAGATCAAGAAGTTGAAGAAGAAGAAGTTTAATGAATGGCAGATATAGTAAAAGATTTAGCGGAGTACAGAATAAAGCAAATAGAAATAGCTGAAAGTAAATACTATGGGCAACTAATAACAGTATTAGATAAAATAGAAAATCAAATCGTAAGTTTAGCTGGAAGTGATTTACCAACAGACAAAGGCAAATTATTTGATCTTAAAATAGCAATCGCTATAAGGCCTAAAATTAAAGCAGTATTAGAAAAAGAATATTTAGCGTGGAGTGATAGAGTAGTTCGTGAGGGTTACAACAAACAAGCTAAAAGAGTTGAAAAACAATTTAAGACTATTGGAAGAATACCAGCACAGTTCCAACAATTAACAAAGCCTGATTTAATATTAATACAAAATCTTAAAAAACAAACCTTTACACAATTTAAAGATGTATCTAATACTATGACAAGAAGAATATCAGAAAAGATATATCAATCTACATTAACGGGTGCTGAATTTGTTGAATTAGAAAAAGAACTTAGACAAACTATTAATGGTATCTACTCTCAATCAGACGACATAGAAGCTAATAAACTTGTTAAACAAATCAAGAAAGACGAAGTGAAAGTTAGAAGAACAGACAAAAGAACACCACAAGGTAAAGCATTAAGGCAGAAATTAGACAAGAATATTCAAGTATTACAATCTAAATTTGCTAGAGATAGAGCGGGTGAGAATATGAAAAGATATGCTGGTCAAATATTAAACGATGGGTTGAGAGAATTTGACTCTCAGTTGAATTTAGCTAAATCGCAAGACGCTGGGTTAGTATTTGTTAAATATCAGGGATCAAACATACCTACTACAAGAGATCATTGTAGACTTGTAAGAACAGGGAAATATGATACAAGAAAATCAGGACTATTTACGATTGATGAAATCAAGAGCCTATGGACAAGAAAAAGTTGGAAAGGCAAGAAGTCTGGAAATCCTTTAATTGTTCGTGGTGGTTATAATTGTAGACATCAATGGAGTTACGTCAGCCCTGATTGGTATGACGAAACGGGTAACATAATAATAAGTTAACAAATGGAGTAAAAAATGTCAGAAGCACCAAAAGCTGAAACAAGTACAGAAGCTACAAAAGAAAACAATGTAGAACAACCAAAAGAAACACAACAAACACAAGAAGTACAAAGTCAAGAAACAAAAACTATGACTTTCAACCAAGCACAATTAGATAATATAATTAAATCTAGATTAGAAGCTGAAAAGAAAAAACACGAAAAGCAACTTGAAGAAGTTAAGAAACAAGAAGAAATTGCTTTAAAAGAAAAAGAAATTAAAGAAGCTAAGTCTAAACAGGAACTTGAAAAAATTATGCAAGATCGTATTGCAGAAAAAGATCAAGAGTTAGCAAAAATCAGGGGTGAAATAAAAAAAGAAAGAATAGATAATTCTGTTCTATCAGTAGCTTCTAAATTAAATGCTATCAACCCTCAACAAGTAGTAGACTTGATTAAATCAGGCATAAAACTTAGTGATGATAATAGAATTGAAATACTTGATAATAATAACAATATTAGGTATAACTCAAAAGGCGAACTTTTAACGATTGATGAAAGAGTTAAGGAGTTCTTAGACACTAACCCACATTTCTCGAAAGGGTCTAAGTCTGGAGTAGGGAGCCAGAGTAGTGTAGAGGGTAAAACTGTAAAACCTTTTAATATACAGGATTTAGATATGTCGAAACCAGCAGATCGTGAAGCCTATAAAGAATATAGGAACAAACGAGATAAAGGTGCGATAGAGATAAACTTAAACAATAACAAATAATAATAAGGACAACAAACAATGGCAAACGAAACAACAAGTTCTACACTATCGGAACTATACACTGAGATAGTAGCAGAAGCCCAATTCGTTGCGACAGAACAATCTATTATGAGAAATCTTGTAAGAAATTATGCGATTTCAGGTGGTGGAAAAGTTGTAGAAGTACCGATTTACTCGGCTGTTTCTGCATCTGCTGTTAATGAAGCAACTGACTTAGGTAACACTGCAATAGACCCAAGTTCACAAAGCATAACTGCTAGTGAAGTTGGAATAATGACAACACTTACAGACTTAGCAAGAAACTCAGCACCAAGAAATGTTGCGAGTGATATTGGTAAGTTATTCGGTGAAGCAATCGCTAAAAAAATTGACACAGATTTAACTGCTAAATTTGATGGCTTTGCTACTGAAATTGGTGATGGAACAACTGCTCTTTCTGCGGCGAACATTTTTAATGCTGTCGCACTTTTAAGAAAAAATGCTGTTCCAGCAACTGACTTAGCTTGTGTTGTTCACCCGCTTAACGCTTACGATTTAAAAGCTGGTTTAACTAATACATTTGCAAACTCAAATGCAAACGACTTAGCTAACGAAGCACTTAGATCAGGTTACGTTGGTAGATTAGCTGGTGTACCTATATTTGAATCTTCAAATATGGCTGACACGTCAGGTAACAATCCTGGAACTACAGGCGATTATAAAGGTGCTGTATTCCACAAAGACGCATTAGCATTAGCTATGATGGCAGACATCAAAATCGAAACTCAAAGAGATGCTTCTCTAAGAGCAGACGAAATTGTTGCAACTGCTGTTTATGGTGTAGGTGAAATTCACGATACTTATGGTGTCGAGTTAAATATGGATTCATCTATTCAATAGTAATAGTTAGAAACTTTGTAGGGGCGAGAAATCGCCCTTACATCAACAAAAGGATAAAATGGTAAAAGTAATACAAGCAAAACCTAAAATGGTTACTCTAGTAAGAGGTAACAAAACAATTCAAAGAAACGAAGCAGACTATAAAACAAATAAAGCAAGTTTTGATTTTAGAGGTTTCAAACTTGTTAAAGATTTGATAAAAGATAAAGATGACAAAATATTAGAATTTCAACCAAAGGCCAAAAATGCAAAAGTTAAAAAAACTCGTAGAAAAAGTAAAAGCAAGAATAAAAAAGATATATAAGTGGATAGTAGGAAATTATGGCTAATTACACAGGTGCAGACGTTATTACTTCCGCAGATGTATTAAAATACCAACCTGACGCATTTGGTTTTGGTATAGGTTCAACAGATACAGAAGCAGTTAATTTTTTTGCACAAACTACTAATGATATTTTAAGAGCATTAAGAGTAGAGTGGTGGCCTGTGTATAAAACAAATATATTTACTGACATATCAGTTCTGAATACTGCTGAAATGGTTAATACTAAAGTTAATTTAGATCAATTTGAACGTGCAGGAGTTTATCTTTTTATTGGTAGATTTTTAGCACCAGCTTTATCTAAATTTAGACCCGAAGCGGACAAAGATAGATTTGAAAGAATGGGTGAGTATTATTTATCTCAATATAACCAAGAGTGGAAATCAATTTTAGAAGATGGCGTAGAATATGATTCAGACGCAGACGGAACAATAGTAAATAATGAAAGAGAATCTTTACACGGCTTTAGAAGATTAACTAGATAATGTTAAACCTAAAAGTTAATTCTAATCTTAAACAAGTAAGAATAAGATATAACAGATTTTTTAAGAAGTTTCCAAACGTAGTATTACAAGGCCTAGAAAGGGCTGGAGTACAATTAAAAGAAATCATATTAGCTAAGACTGATAAAGGAATAGATGTAAAAGGTAGAAGATTTGCACCTTACTCTAAAATGTATTCTGAATTAAAAGGTAAAACTAGAGTAGATTTACAAGATACAAATAGAATGCTTCAATCTATTACTTCAAGAGTTAAAACAAAAAACAAAGTACAAGTATTTTTTAGAGATCAAGGTATGGCCAAAAGAGCATTATGGCATCAGACAGGACAAGGTAATTTACCTGAGAGAAAGTTTTTTGGCTTTAATGATAGCACAGAAAGAGTTATACAAAGAACATTCGCTAAATTTGTTAAACAAAAAATGAAAGCATTAAAGATATGAGTAAGAGAGAAGATATAGCTAGTCATATTGCTACCACAATTACAAACATATCTAGTCCAGCAATAAAGAAAGTTTCAAGACAACCTTTTCCATTAGACGAATTATCTGAACAACAATATCCAGCAGTATTAATTCAAACACAAGAAGAAAATAGAGATGACGCTGAATTAGGAAGTGGTGCTAAAACAAGAATATCTAATTTAGAGTTTTTGATTACAGGATATACTAAAGGATCAGAAACTAATATTGATACAGCAAGAAACACTTTGATTACAGCTATTGAAACAGCATTAGAAACAGATGTTACAAGAAACAATAAGGCCTTAGATACAGAAGTAATAAGCGTTGAAACTGACGCTGGTTCTCTTTTCCCATATGGTGCTATCAGTATGGTAGTAAAAGTAATTTATGAATATGATAGCGGAACACCATAGGATAAATTATGAAAGCAACAGTTATAGATGAATTAGAAAAGAAATCAGAAAAAATAGAAAAATTAACAGATAAAATTTCAATAGTTTGTCAAGAGATAAACGACATTGTGGAAAAACATAGAGAAGCAGAAGATGGCTCTTTAGACGAGTTTGAAGAAGATGAACAGTATGACTCTAATGAGTTAGAAGAAGATATTGACGAAGACCAAGAAAACTAATAGTATAAGTTATGGCTAAAGATATAAAATTATACAAAGGCGATCAAGTAATAAAAATAAACGAAACACAACTTGAAAGTTTTGTTAAACTTGGATATAAGCAAGAACAAGAAAAAATAGTTAAACCAAAAAAGGACAATAAATGGCAACACATCACGGAAAAGAAGGAGTTGTAACTGCTGGCGGTACTGCCGTTGGTGAACTAACTTCATTTAATTTAGAAACAACAGCAGACGTTGTAGAAAACACAAAACTTGCAGACGCAACAAAGTCGTTCACAACAGGGCGTACTTCATTTTCTGGAAGTTTAGAAATGAACTATGATGAATCTGATTCACCTCAACAAACTTTAACTGCTGGAAGCGAAATCGCATTCGTTTTATTACCTGAGGGTAATACAAGTGGCGATGAAAAATTCACAGGAACAGGTATTGTTACAGGTATGACAGTAACAAATGGAATGGACGCAATAGTTTCTAGATCAATAACTTTTCAAGGAACAGGCGCATTAGTTAGAGCAACAGTATAATATTAATATATGTCTGTAATTGATAGAGCGAAATCTCATTTTGAGAACTTAGGTACACAATCTATTGAAGTGCCTGAGTGGAAAGATGATGATGATAAAGCAACAGTTCTTTATTGGAGTCCTATAACCCTTTCAGAAAAAAATAAATTATTTAAGAAATCAGATAATTTAACTGACGTAAGTATACTTGCTGACGTAGTTGTTATGAAGTCTTTAGACAAAGATGGTAATAGAGTTTTTAAATTAGAAGATAAACTAGCATTAATGCATAAAGTTGATTCTGATGTGCTTTCTAGGATAGCTACCGCAATGGTACAAGCTGTAACACCTGACGAAGTAAAAAAAAACTAAAAAGTGATCCTCAATTAAAGAATTTACTTATAGTCGCTGATAGGTTAAAAATATCCTTATCTTCTGTTTTAAATATGGAAGAATGGGAGTATAATCATTGGGTTGGTTATATAATGCTCGAAAACGAACAACAACACGAAGCGATGAATAAAGCAAGGCACAAATAATGGCACAAAATTTAGTATTAAATATTTTAGCAAAAGATAAAACAAAAGTTGCTTTCAATGGTGTCAAAGCTGGTTTAACAAATTTAAAGAATACATTATTTTCAGTTCAAACAGCAATACTTGGAGTTGGTGCTGGTTTAGTTGTTAGATCATTTATAAAAGTTGGAAAAGAAGTAGAGCAATTAAGATTAAGATTTTTCTTTTTATTTGGTTCAGTTAAAGAGGGGCAAAAGGCCTTTGATACTTTAGTTAAGTTTGCTGGTCGAGTTCCTTTCTCACTAGAAGAAATCGCACAAGCGTCAGGTAACTTAGCAGTAGTTTCTAAAGACGCAGAAGAAATGGGAAGAAATTTAGAACTCGTTGGAAACATCGCCGCAGTTACAGGTATAGATTTTAGATTAACAGCAGAACAAGTACAAAGATCATTATCATCAGGTTTAGCGTCAGCAGAAATTTTTAGAGAAAGAGGTGTAAGAGCAATGCTTGGTTTCAAATCAGGTGTAAGTTTAAACGCTGAACAATCTGCGGAAGCATTAAATAAAGTTTTTGGTGAGGGTGGAAAATTCGGTAAGGCCGCAGAAGTTCTTGGAACTACATTCGATGGTACGTTGTCAATGATTGGCGATAAAATATTTAAGTTTAAATTAGAAACTAATGAAGCTGGTTTCTTTGATTTCATAAAAGGTGGTTTGATTACAATTAATAAACTTGCAGAAGAAAATCAAAAAGTTTTAACTGAAATGGCTACTAAGTTTGGTAAAGCTATGATTACTTTTATTGAAGAATCAATAACAGGATTTATAAGATTGATAGAAGCAACTAAAGTAGTATTCAAAGTTATTATAGCTGGAATAAAAGGTATTGTAGATATAATTAATTTCTTACCACCTGTTGTTAGAGAACTTGGTATCATAGGGTTTTTAATGTTAGGAACTAAGGGTAGAGCAATCGTATTCGCAATAGGTGCAGTTCTAACAGCAATAAAAGCTATATTAAATAAACTTGGAATAGAAGTTAAAGGTTTTAACTCTAATTTAGAAGAAACAAATGAAAAAGTTAAAAAAACACACGAATTTTTTGAAAGAGTAAAAAAAGAGATTGAACTGAACACTCTTGAAGTTACAAAAATGCAAGAGGAAGTACAGAAAGCAAATGAAGAAGCTAAAAAACTTCAAAGAAATTTATCACCATTTAGAAAAGAGTTAGAGAAACTAAATGAAGATTCATTAAAGAAACTAACATCATTATCTAAACAAGCGTTTGATATTATTAATTTAGGTATTACAGGTATGTCTAAAGGTATTGCAGAATCAATAGTATTAGGAAAAGATTTACAAAACACTTTCAGAACTATCGCAAATCAAATAATGGTAAAAATAATATCAGCAATGGTAGAGGTAGCTATGAAAATTGCATTACAGATAGCTTTAGAAAATACAACTATTGTAGCTTTATTAGCTAAACTAGGAATAGAAAAACAAATTACTGCAGAAAAAGCTAAACAAAACGATGAACAAAAAAAACAAAACAAAGCTAAAGGAACTGCTATGTTAATGTCAGGTAATCCAATGGGCTTTTTAGGTTTTATGGCTAGTGGTGGATCAGTATCAAAAGGTGAGCCACTTGTTGTTGGTGAACAAGGTGCTGAATTATTTGTTCCTAATCAATCAGGCCAAATACAACAATCAGCAAGAGGAACAGGCGGTGGAGCAGTTAATGTAAACTTTAATATTAATACGATTGACTCTAGAGGTTTCCAAGAAACATTAGTAGAAAACAGAGGTGTTATTACATCAATTATTAATGACGCTTTAAATGAAAAAGGTAGGAGTGATTTAGTATAATGGCTGGTGCATTTCCAATATCAAGTTCTAGTTTTGAAACGATGGGCATTAGGTCTAATCAAGACACTTTATTATCTAAAAGTATATCAGGAAAAAAGCTAGTAAGACAAATTGGAAATCAAAGGTTTTCTTTTACATCAAAAATTATTACAAGTACAAGATCAGCAGTTTATGGTGAATTAATGGCTTTTATAATGCGTCAAAGATCAAGAAAAGAAAATTTTACTATTATTCCACCTGAGTTAAAAAATGCTAAAGGAAATGAAACAGGAACAATTTCAGTTAATGGTAATCACGCAGTAGGTGATACAACGATAGCTTTAGATGGATTTGCTGGTGATGGTGCTGGTAGATTTAAAGCTGGAGATTTTATTAAGTTCGCAAGTCATACTAAAGTTTATATGATTGTCGAAGATGTAACAAGTTCAAGTAATGCTTCAACAGTCACTATTGAGCCACCTTTGATAGAAACATTAGCAAATGATTCAGTTGTAACTTACAACAATGTTCCTTTCACTGTACACCTTGTTAATGATATTCAAGAATTTGGTACGATAGGTGCAGATAAAGATGGTGCAGTTTTGTATAAATTTGAGTTGGACGTTGAAGAAACTTTATAATGGCTAAAAAGTATCTGATTAAGCATTGGGTCAATGCAGATTTTATATTGGAAAAAGTTGTTAATGAAGATGAAATAGACATAAAAACCAACGATATGAAAAACTACAAATACCCTGATGGAACTTTTTCTGCAGTTATGATACAAGGAAGTGAAAACATAAAACGAACATCATACGAGGAATATGACGAGAGCATTAACATCAGCGATAAAGACAGAACTAGCAACAAATAATATTGCACCTGTTCATTTAATTACCATAGGATTTGGTACGCCTATTAATATCACAGATAATGGTTTCGATTTAACTTCATCAGTATCAGGAAGTAGTGTTACATATGCTTCAAGTGCATTTTTACTTAACACACCTGTTTTCTCAGAAGAAACAGACTTAACTAAATCTACATTAAATATTATTCTTTCTGGAGCAGATCAAACTTTTATATCTACTTGTTTAAACGAAAATGTAGTTAATGATCAAGTAACTATTTTTAGAGGTTTGTTAAATTCTTCTAATGCATTAGTAGCTGATCCCTTTTTACTTTATAAAGGTTCAATAGATACTTTTACAGTTAATGAAACTGAAAAAGATAGTACAGTACAATTAAATTTAGTTTCTCATTGGGCAGACTTTGAAAAGACATCAGGAAGAAAAACCAACAACAACTCACAACAAAGATTTTTTAGTACAGATGTAGGAATGGATTTTTCAAGTCAAACTGTATTAGATTTAAAATGGGGTAGATCGTAATGCAAGATATAATAAGTCTATTCAGAAAATTTAACAATTACTCAACATATTCAAATTATGAATTATCTAATTATTTATCTCCTAGTATAAAACTCAATCAATATAAAAAACATTATAATGAAAACAATTTAATTGGTTTTACTAATTGGGCTTTATTATCTTATAAAGCTGAAAATAAAATATTATCTTCAGAACCTTTAAATGATGAAGATTGGAATAGTGGAAATAATCTATGGCATATAGAAACTGTATCTTTAACAAATGTTAAAAAGATAATATCTTGGTCAAAAAACAATCTAGCAAGTACATATGGTATTAATAGACTTGTTAAATGGATTAGAGTTAATAATAATAAAATAAGAACAATTAAAAAAGTTTATTCAAAGGATAGTTGGTTATGGGCGGAATAATAAGAAAAGCAAAAAAAGTTGCAAAAGTATTTAATGTATTTTCTAATCCTAAACTTGCAATTTTTACGATCGCCGCAACTTGGTTGTTTTCTAGTTTATTAAGAAAACCTGATGTACCTGATTTTGGAACTTCTGATTTTGATGATTTTGAAAAAGGTACTTTAATAAATAAACAATCTAATGACGCTTCAATTCCTGTTGTTTATGGAACACGTATGTTAGGTGGCGTTAGGGTTTTTGTAGAAACAAGTGGAACTGATAATGTTTATTTATATATTGCGTTAGTTTTAAGTGAGGGTGAAATTAATGATATTACTGAAATTAGAATAGATGATAAAGTTGTATCGTGGGCAAGTGATTTAGCAGATAATACAACAGTTGAAGTAAATAGTTCAGATGGTAATTTTTATAAAGGAGAAAGTTTAATTAGAGTAGAACCTCATTTTGGAACAGACGGACAATCAGCTTCAACATTATTATCTACTTTATCTTCTTGGGGAAGTAACCATAAAGTATCAGGTATATCTTATCTTGCTTTAAGGTTTAAATGGAATCAAGATGTTTTTAGCGGTATTCCTAAAATTCAAGCAGTAGTACAAGGTAAAAAAGTTGTTGCTTATAATTCTTCATTAATTGCACAAACAGCTTCACACTCTACAAACCCAGCTTGGTGCTTATTAGATTTTTTAACAAATGAAAGATATGGAAAAGGATTAGCAATAACAGATATTGATCTACAAAGTTTCTATGTCGCTTCACAAGTTTGTATTACACAAGTAACACCTTATAGCGGTGGTAGTGATATAAATATATTTGATACAAATACAGTTTTAGATACATCAAGAAAAGTAATAGACAATGTAAGAGAATTAATAAAAGGTTGTCGAGGTTATTTACCTTTTGTTCAAGGTAAGTATAAATTAATAATAGAAACAACAGGGTCAGGCTCTATAACTTTAAATGAAGATAATATTATTGGTGGTTATAGTTTACAAAGTCCTAATAAAAATAATAAATATAATAGAGTTATAGTATCTTTTGTAAACCCTGATCGTAACTATCAAATAGATGAACGATCCTTTCCACCTATTGATGACTCAGGATTACCAAGTGCTGATCAACACACAACAATGAAAAATATTGATGGTGGATTTTTGTTAGAGGGAAAATTTGATTTTCGTACATTAACTAGCCCCTATCAAGCTGAGGAAATGGCAGAAATTATTTTAAGAAGATCAAGAAGTGCTTTAGGTTTATCAATTAATGCTTCTTTTGACGCTTATGATTTGGCCATAGGTGATATTGTAAATATTACACATAGTTCTTTAGGCTTTTCTTCTAAACCATTTAGAGTTCTTTCAATAACTTTCAATGATGATTTTACTATTAGTTTAAGTTTAAGTGAACACCAAGATTCTCATTATAGCTTTGCTACTAAAACACAAGCACCAACAATACCTACCACAAATTTACCAAACCCTTTTACAATACAACCACCAGCAAATGTAACACTTTCAGATGAAATGATTGAATATGCAGATGGTGTAGTATTGACTAGATTAAATATCGCAATTACATCAAGCCCTGATTCATTCGTTCAATTCTATCAAGTTGAAGCTAAGAAAACATCTGAAACAAATTTTAAAATTATATCTAATGGTTCAGAATTAAATCACGAATTTTTAAACGTAATTGATGGTGCTAATTATACAGTGAGGGTAAAAGCAGTTAATGCTTTTGGTGTAAGTTCTACTTTTACTTCTGCAACTCACGATGTCATTGGTGCAACAGAAACACCAGCAGATGTAACAGATTTATCAGTAAGTCTAGTTGGTTCAAATCAAATGGAATTATCTTGGACTCCTGTTGCGGACTTAGATATAAGTTGGTATGAGATTAGGTTTCAAGATATATTAAATGGTGCAACTTGGAATGAAAGTACACCTTTAGCAAAAGTTGTAAGAAGAAAATCTAATTCTGCTGTTATTAATGCACAGATAGGAACTTTTCTTATTAAAGCAGTTGATAAATTAGGAAATAGTAGTGCTAATGCTTCTATTGTTTCGACTAATATATCAGGTCTGCAAAGTTTTATTAACACACAAACATTTAGTGAATAATGGCAAATTTTTTAGGTACAAGAGGAAATAGAGTAGCTTTATCAAAAGACAATGCTAATAGATTAGTTTTAATTTTAGATACTATTACTGATGTTGATGATTTAAATGGCAACTTAGATGTAGCTGAGGGAAGATTTGATCTAGGTGGAACAGACGCAACTTCAAACCCTACAAATTTTGCTGGTAATATTGTTGCTAGTGGTACTTATGATTTTGCTAACAATTTAAGTTTTGACGCAATCTATGATGTAAGTATGGGTGCAGTTTTAGGAATGTCGTCAGAAGATGAATACGATTTATTTGATAGTGGTAGAGGTGCAACAAAATTTGAAGAAGCAAAAGCCCCGTTTGATGGTAGCCCAGAAATACAATGTGGAGCAGAAATACAAGTTGGTTCAGATAATTCAAGTTTAGATAACATAACAAGTTTTAGAAAGATAGCACAGCAAAGTACAATTAAAGGAAGATTTTTTAAATTTAGATGTAAGATAACTTGTGAAGATAGTAAAGTTAGAGCAAAAGTACACGACCTAAAATTTTCAGTTAATTTTGAAAAAAGAACAGAAACAGGCGAAGATTTAGTTTCTAGTGCGTCAGGAACAGCTATAACATTTACAAATGGATTTTTTGCAACACCATCAATAGGTATATCTGCACAAGGTATGCAAGTTGGCGACTTCTTCACAATTTCATCTAAGTCAAAGAATGGCTTTACAATACAGTTCTTTAATAGTAGTAATACAGGGATTAGTAGAACATTTGATTTCCAAGCGTTAGGACACGGGTTGAAATCAACAAGTTAAAATGATATAAAATAAATTATGGCACAAGTTTCAGATTATGTATTGGACAATCAGGGTTTCGCTTCTTTTAGAACTGAACTTAATAATATTTTAACAGCAATTAATTCATCTAATATAGGAAATTCTGCACCGAGTTCTGCGGTAGCTGGTACTATTTGGGTTGATAATGGAACGTCAAATACTATTAAAATTAAAGTAAATGATGGTTCTGACAATTTAGAATTATTTACAATTAACACATCAACAAATGCAATTACTTTACCTAGTGGAGTAAGTGTAACAGGAACGATAACAGAAACTGACCCAAATGCTTTGCCCCTTGCAATAGCACTTGGATAGTTTAAAAAGGATATATTATGGCAAACACTTTTAAAGTTAAAACTAATGACGCAATGCCAGCAAGTGCTGGAACACCATTAACACTTTACACAGTTCCATCATCTACAACTTGTGTAGTAATTGGTTTAACTATGTGTAATGTTCATTCAACATCAGTAACAGCATCAGTTAAAATAGAATCAGACACATCAGATACAGAAACAAACCAAACAGTTTTTGTAGTTAAAGATGTTTCAATACCAGCTGGAAGTTCACTCGAAGTTTTATCAGGTGGTAAATATGTTATGCAAACAACTGATATTATAAAAATTGATTGTTCAGTTGCATCTAAAATTGACGCAACATTAAGTATTTTAGAGATAACATAGGATTAAATTATGGGTTTTATAGGTCGAGCAGTAGCACCAGCACCAATCTCTACAAATGATGTTCCTGATTTACCAGCATCTAAAATTACATCAGGCACTTTCGCAACAGGTAGAATTTCAGAAGCTAGTGTTACTCAACACGCACAATCAGTAGATTTACAACCTGTAAAATCTGACATAACAGCTTTAGCATTAAGAGAAGCAACTAATGAAAGTTCTGCAAGTTTTAACTTGCCTAATCAACACATTGATACTTTTGCGACAGACACTTTAGGAACTAAAACTACAACAGGAGTAGATGACTCAGGTTTTGTTTCTTCTATTTATTTAGGTTCTGCTTCATTAATAGATTTTACTAGCATTGATGGGTCAGGTACAGATGTTAAATATAAAACAAGTGGAAATTTAGACAGTAGTGGATATATGAATAATACATCTTTCACAAATATGAGTGATAATAGTGGTATGGTAACTAATATGGACACTCACTATCAATTAAATAATAATTGGAGTGGTGTTGCTAGTATGGTTTATGCAACTGCTGTACCAAGAGATTCAACAGATAGAACAACTCATTATATCATTTATGATTTTGGGGCAACATATCAATTTGGTGGTGTTTGGTATATTGGAAAACAAAATGGTTATGGTGATATGCGAAAATTCAAATTTCAATCAAGCACAGATGATAGTTCATATACAAATATAGATATGTCAGGAGTTACTACAACTTCAACTTCTTATAGTGGGGCATCTATAAGTTCAGGAAGTAAAGGTGGTGGAACAGTTGGTAGTGCAAGTTCAGATGGAAGTTTTATTTTAGCAGAACACACAGGGATTTATTATTCTTCTGCAAATACTATGGCTAATTTTCCTGCGACAAATATGAGATATTTAAAAATTTTTTTAATGAATCAATATACAGGAACAGCTAACGTAAATGCTGGGTGGACTTTTAATATTACTAAAAGAGCAACTGTAACAAGTGCAACAGGAACAATTATACAAAATACAAACACAGTAGGTTCAGCTAAAACTAAAGTTGGGGGTACGATTCTTTATAAAGATTTATCAGGAACTGCAACACTAGGAACTGACCTTAAAGTTTATTTCACTTGTAATGGTGGAACTAATTGGACAGAAGCATCAAGCTATTCTGCGATCACTCCTGTATATTCAACAGGGGTAAAACAAGTAAGACTTGGGGAAACAACTTGTACATCAGGAACAGATGTTCGTTATAAAGTAGAATGGGCAAATCAAGCATCAGGTTCTAAAGAAACTCAATTACACGGAATAGGAACTAATTACTAATGGCTATAATTAAAATAGGAAATAACGCAGTACCAGCATCAGCAGTATCTCAACACGCAACAAGTTTTGATGATAATAAAATTGTCAATGACTTATCTACATTAGGATTAAGAGTACACTCACAAGAAAATCTTAATGCAAGTAATTCTAACTCTGCGTCTTTTGATGTCTTTCAAGATAGTTCTGCTATTTCTAATTTAACAACTTGCACAAGAAGTGATGATGAATTTATAGCTTGTGCCGTTTTTGCTTTGACAGGTTCAAATGTTTTTGAGGGCAATACAGACAGACAAAGTGTTTATACTTTTTCAGATACTTTTGCTAGTGGATTAGGTTTATATAGTGGTAGTGGTACATTAACAAAAATGTTTGATGGTTCTGTTCAAGCAAACAATATCCCTGATTCTGGAAGTGCATATTTACACGCAAATAATAACACAGCTACAAAAAATACGCATTATATGGGATTTGATTTAGGAAGTAGTGCTACAAAAAAAGCATTTTCAGGATTACAATGGCAACACCAAAATAATACTAATCAATATGCTGGTACTAATGCTTGGTTAATTCAAGTTAGTGATGACAATGTAAATTGGACAGATGAACATACATTTACTTGGACACATAGTTCTAATTGGGTAACTGACGTAACTTGGACACCAACAAAAGCTTCAAGGGCAGTTAGAATTACTCCATCATCATCTTTAACAACAAGTACAGCAACTTGGCAAAGACAATGGCATTGGGGAACAAGAGCATATACTGACACTTTTAACGCAACAGGTTCGTTTACAGGAAATAATATTACAGCATCATCATCAACTTCATCTATGGGCGCAGTGCTGACCTACCAAGATAATGCGGGAACTAATGTTTTAAATAGCGATATAATTTTACAACTTACAGCAGATGGGGGATCAAATTACTCTACTGCTACACTTACAGCTTTACCTGATTTTGCTACAGGAATTAAAATGGCTAAAGTAAATGACTTGTCTGTAACAGCTGGAACAAGTGTAAACTACAAAGTATCTTTCGCAAACCAAGCAAGTGGTTCTAAAGAAGCCAGAATAAGAGGAGTGTCTTTACAATATTAATTATGGCTTATATAGGAAAAATACCAGCAACAGGAAACGTTGTAAAACTAGACGCAATAAGTGTAGTCAATGGTCAAGCTGGTTATACTATGCAAAGTGGTTCTGCTAATTTTACCCCTGAGTCTGCAAATCATATGTTGGTATCTTTAAATGGGGTAATTCAATCTCCATCAACTTCATTTACAGTTTCAGGAAGTACAATTACATTTGCATCTAATTTAGTAACAGGTGATGTTATTGATTTTATAATGGTTTATGGAAATGTCTTAGACATTGGAACACCAAGTGATGATACAGTTTCAACTGCAAAACTACAAGCAAACGCAGTAACAACAGCTAAGATTACAGACGCAAATATTACAACAGCTAAAATAGCAAATGACGCAGTAGATAAAGATAAAGTTAATTTAATATCTACAAGTTCAAGTGCTGGATTAGAAGTAAAAGGTGATGGAACTTCTGATGGTTATTTACAATTAAATTG